ACATACTCAACAAAAAAGAATTTATTTTGAATTGCTTTTTTCATTACATTCTTATCAAACATATTCACTCTCTTTCTTTTTATGTTTAACATAATCTTACATATAATTATATATTTTCCCATATCAAGAAAATAATTAATTATTTTACGTGAATTTACGTATTTTTTTTACAGCTGTGGATAACCTGTGGATAACTCCTCGTGGGGCGCATGGGGTCTTGGTTCTTGGTTCTAGTCTTCGAGGGGTCCCAATTCTTGCTTTTTGCCCTCTTGCCTTTTCGAAAAGGGGGGAACCCCTAAATAAGGACGTAGTACAATATAGTTAGTGTATATATAAACTTTTGTACATACGAACTATATGGTATAAAGTTTTGATGGCAGAAGTAGAACAGTTCAAGCGCATTGTTAATTATGATAATATGAGTTCTGCAGAGTTAGAAACTCTGAAGAAAAAATTATTATTAAGGCAGAAAACATTTCAATTAAAAAGTTTAGCGCAAAAAAATTTTTTAAAGTTTGTAAAACAAGTTTGGCCAGAGTTTGTAGAGGGGCCCCATCACATAAAAATTGCAGAAAAGTTTCAAGCCTTGGCCGAGGGCCGTATAAAACGACTAATTGTTAATATGCCACCCAGACATACCAAATCAGAATTTGCATCATTCCTATTCCCCGCATGGATGATGGGCCGTGATCCACGGCTCAAGATTATTCAAACCACGCACACCGCCGAGTTATCTTATCGTTTCGGTCGTAAGGTTCGTAACTTAATGGAGGAGAATACTTTTCAAGATATTTTTGATGAAATAAAATTATCGCAAGATTCAAAAGCTGCAGGAAGGTGGGAGACGAATAAGGGGGGAGAGTATTTCGCTGCAGGTGTTGGTGGAGCCATCACAGGTAGGGGTGCCGATTTATTAATTATTGATGATCCACATTCCGAGCAAGACGCCTTAAGTGAAACGGCAATGGATTCAGCTTACGAGTGGTACACCTCTGGACCAAGACAACGTTTACAGCCAGGTGGTAAGATTGTTATTGTTATGACACGTTGGTCGACAAAAGATTTGACAGGTCAATTAATGAAGACCCAAGGGGATGTAAAAGCAGATCAGTGGGACGTGGTTGAGTTTCCTGCCATCTTAGAGAATAAACCTATTTGGCCACAGTATTGGAAGATAGAAGAGTTAGAGTCGGTTAAAGCATCATTGTCCGTGTCTAAATGGAATGCACAGTGGCAACAGAATCCAACATCAGAAGAAGGTTCCATTATCAAAAGAGAGTGGTGGAAGATTTGGGAGAAGAGGGAGCTGCCTCAAATAAACCACATTATACAAAGTTATGACACAGCCTTCAGTAAAAAAGAAACAGCCGATTACTCAGCGATTACAACGTGGGGTGTATTTTTATATAATGATATGACACCCAATGTAATTCTATTAGACATGAAAAAAGGGAGGTGGGACTTCCCGGATTTAAAACGTATTGCCATGGAAGAATATAACTACTGGGAGCCAGAGACAATTATCATTGAGCAGAAAGCTAGTGGAACACCCTTGACCCAAGAGCTACGAAGAGTTGGTATTCCTGTGGTAAACTTTACACCGAGCAAAGGAAATGATAAGCATGTCCGGGTTAACTCTGTTTCACCACTATTTGAAGCAGGACAAGTATGGGCACCAAAAGAGAAATGGGCAGAAGAATTGATTGAAGAATGCGCTGCTTTCCCTTATGGTGATCATGACGATTTGGTTGATAGCATGACACAAGCGTTAATGCGTTATCGTCAAGTCGGATTAGCCGTGCATCCAGAAGATTATGAGGATCCACCGATGTTACAGCAACTACCTTCGCAGAGGGAATATTACTAATGAGTTTTAAAAAAGGATTCACGGTCAAAGAACCTAAAAAGAAGAAGACCAAGAAGGAGAAGACCGAAGCGTCTTTTAAGAATCCTAAAGCAAGTTATTATAAATTCGTGCAACCGAAAGGTTTTTCTGCTATGTTGCAAAAAAAACAAAAGAAAACTTTAATTACGTGAGGTTATAATGGCAGACATAAAAGATATATCTACTCCAGATTTATTAAAATCAATAGAAAAATTTGGTACTATTCAAGGTCTAAAATATACTCCAACAGATATGGAAGCTATTAGATCACTTGGTAGAGATCAAATAGAAAAAGAATATAAAAGAATAATGGGTGGAACAAAGCTTACTAAAAAGAAATCTAAACCTAAAAAAGTTGTTACAGCTAAACGTGGTGGCATGATTAAAAAGTTTGCATCAGGCGGTGCAGCTAAAAGAGGATATGGTAAGGTAATTAAGTAATGGCAGTAGAAAAACCAATTGTTGCAGGTGAAGCTATAATAGAAAATGAATCACCTCTTGATGTTTCATTAGTCGAGGATATTGGCGCAGAAATCACGCCTACAGAAGACGGTGGTGCAATCGTTGGAAACATTGAAGAAGAAATTGCTGTTGACTTTTCATCAAACTTAGCAGAATCTATAGATGATGACGAGCTCAACAATCTATCAAGTGAGTTAAGACAATTATATGAAGATGATAAAGAGTCACGTTCGGATTGGATAGACTCGTACACAAAAGGTTTAGACCTCTTAGGGTTTAAATACAATGAACGCTCACAGCCATTTCAAGGTGCAAGTGGAGTTACACACCCACTACTGGCTGAGAGTGTTACACAATTTCAAGCACAAGCTTATAAAGAATTATTACCAGCAGGTGGTCCTGTAAAATGTAATATCGTTGGTGATGTTAACGCAGAAGTAGAAGCACAATCACAACGAGTTAAAGATTATATGAATTATATGATCACGGATCAAATGGAAGACTACGATCCTGACATGGATCAAATGTTATTTTATTTACCACTAGCAGGTTCAAGTTTTAAAAAAGTATATTACGATGCTGATTTGGCAAGACCAGTCGCAAAGTTTGTTCCCGCAGAAGATTTAGTTGTTCCGTATTTATCTACTGATTTAGATACAACAGAGAGAGTTACACATATTGTAAAAATGTCAAAGAACGATATTCGTAAAGCTCAATACGCAGGTCTTTACAGAGATATTGATTTAGAAGATCCTTACGAAGAAGAAACTTCTGTTCAAGAAAAATATAATAGTATTCAAGGCGAGAGAAAACCAAACAATACAGATAACTATACTTTATTAGAAGTACATTGTGATTTAGACATAGAAGGTTTCGAAGATAGAGACGAGGAATCAGGAGAACCTACAGGTATAAAGATTCCATATGTTGTTACGATTGAAGAAGGGTCAGGAAAAGTTTTGGCTATCTATCGTAACTACAAAGAAGGAGATCCTAGTAAAACTAAAATTGAATATTTTGTTCATTATAAGTTTTTACCAGGTCTTGGCTTTTACGGTTTTGGTCTTATCCATATGCTTGGCGGACTCAGTAGGACGGCCACGTCCGTTTTGCGTCAACTCATTGACGCTGGTACATTATCGAATTTACCCGCAGGTTTTAAAGCAAGAGGTCTTCGAATTAGAGACGACGATAGTCCAATTCAACCCGGAGAATTTAGAGATGTTGATGCACCAAGCGGTGATTTACGAAATGGATTATTACCTCTTCCTTATAAAGGACCCGATCAAACATTATTTGCCTTACTAGGTTTTTGTGTTGATGCTGGCAGAAAGTTTGCTGCAGTAGCTGATGGAAAAATAGGAGAAGGCTCACAAGCTAATCCTGTTGGTACAACAATGGCGCTACTAGAACAAGGTTCTAAGGTCATGAGTGCAATTCATAAACGATTACACTACGCACAGAAAAAAGAATTTAGAATTTTAGGTAGAATAATGGCTGAATTCTTACCACCAGAATATCCATACATGGTAGCTGGAGGTAATAGACAAATTAAACAAACTGATTTTGATGACAGAGTAGATATTATACCTGTTTCAGACCCAACAATCTTTTCTATGTCGCAACGTATTACGTTGGCACAAACACAATTACAATTAGCACAGTCAAATCCACAGATTCATAACCAATATGAAGCATATAGACGTATGTATCAAGCAATGGGTGTACAACAAATTGATCAAATACTACCTCCACCCCCACAACCACAGCCAATGGACCCAGCAATGGAGAATTCACAGGTTTTAATGCAAAAACCATTGCAAGCTTTTCCAGAACAAGACCATATAGCCCACATTGATGCACATCGTGCTTTTATTTCGTC